ACTGTCGGACAACAGTTTGGGGTCCATAGTTTTCTTAAACCGTTCAGCCATCTCTTGAGCGCCTGGCCAATCCATGTTTTTCACAAACAGGTCACCGGCCACAGTCCACAGTTGAGGGTTACCCTGCAACAGTTGTGCCATTGCTTCAAGTGCCTCTTGACGTTTGGTCGCGTAGCCTGGGCCGGTGGTCGCTACGACGTCGTACTTGCCAACGCCGGGGTTGTAGATTTTCTCAATCACAATGCCGTTTTGGTCAACAATTTTGTTAACCGGCTCGGCTTGATCTGGGTTGATCTTGACCATCTTGGTCTCGCCGTCCTCACCAATGATTCGGGCAATGCGCTGGGTGTCGTAAATTTTAGGAATCAAGTCAACCAGTTGACGGGCCACATGGCGCACGGCACGGGTAAGGTTGTCACCATAGTGATATGTTCCCACATCGCCTTCACGTTGACGCGCAAGAATGGCTTTGCCCGAACGCTCGTTCGATCCCATGCCCAAAGAAGCGTTATATTGGCCAGTGGTGGCTTTGATGTCTTCAGCAGCACCCGCCTTGGCTTGCAATAGGCCGCTGGAGGCCATTGGCGGCTGCGCACGCTGTGGCAGTGGCAAGACAGCGCCTTGGCCATCTGTAACGTCTGGATTGACCTCCAAATAAGGCCAGTTATTGGTGTTAGCAGTCTTCCACTTGTCTTCGTAGCCTTCAAACTGACCACCATAACCAATAAATGGCGCTTTTGGAGCCAAGGCCAGCATCTCAGCCTCTTGGGATACCCAATAGTTGTACATCCGCTGGGCATCCTTGGCGTTACGCACAAGACCAGACACGTACAACCGGCCATCAACCTCAAATTCGTTGCCAACAACGCGAATAACCGGAATCCACTTGCCTGCCCACTCTTTTTCTTCAAGAATCTCGTAGCCGTTGATCTTGCAATACTTGACCCGAGGGCGCTCAGACATGCGAGATTTAACCGGCTTGCCAAACATCCCCTTGAGCATCTTGTCTTCGGGCGTATTCACAAACGCAGACTGATTGCCTGGGTACAAATTAAGAGTGGTCTTGTCGTAGTCAACGTAGTAGTAGCTGGCAATGCGTACAGTGTCTTCGTTAAGCCAGTTGCTGATCGACTGGTCACCCACGCCAAGCGACTGCAAAGTAGAAACGGGCGACGCATCAGGGTACATGCGCTCGTATTCAGCTTTGGTGTAGTCCTCAGTGATAAAACACCACTTGGCGTCCGCACCAGTGGGGTCTTGGATCATTGGGTCCATGTAAACGCTAAACGAGTTGCGCACACGGCCAATCTTAATGTCTTGGTCAAACGTATTGTCATCGCAATACTCGGTCATCAGGGTGATGTACCCTTCGCCATAAGAGACTTGGTTTTCGCAGGCGGTATCGTAGGCCACATCAGCATCAGAGATGTACTCAATGTGCCGAATCATGCCGTTAAAAATCTGCGCCACCTCAACATCAGCATTGTCATCCACAGGAATGACTTTAGCGCCTGGGCGGTTTTGCCGCATGTCGTTGGTGACTTGGCGCACGTGCTGGGGCAGCTTGTTGATGGTCAGTGTAGGCCGTGCATTAATCGCTTGACCTTGGACCGCGCCACGGGTAGCCAAAATGTCCGCTGGCCACTGCCAGCAGTTGTCTGGAGAACCGGCATAGAACCGCAGGTCGTCAATCTCGTCCTCACGGCTCTCAGACAGCGAGGAAATGGCCATGTCAAGACGGCTTCGCGCAACGGTCAGAATGTCTGAGTCGCTTTTCAGTGGTTTGCCGCCAGCAGCTACGTTAGCCACAGCGGCCATTCCAGTTGGATCAGCCATTAAAGACCCCTAAAACGTGAGGTTCGCGCATCAGGACATACTCTTTGCCCATGTGCGTGAATTCCTGCCCTACATCGAAGTATACCCGGTCACCGACTTTGAGTTCTTTGCAGTCAGGCCCAGCCGATACTATCACACCCGTTGGAAGTTTCTCAGTTGTAGTGAGAACAAACAAAGCGTGAGTCTCAACATCACGGTCCATAATTATGCAGTTTTGCAAGGCTTTTGGGATCATTTTTTCTTTATGGTTGGCTTGGGGGCTTCGCGCTTAACAGAGTAAGCAATGGCCACTGCCTGCTTAACAGGTTTCCCCGCCGCCATTTCAGCCTTGACGTTCTTGCGAAACGCCTCTGGGGATTTAGATTTAACGAGTGGCATTTTTTGCTTTCATAAACGCGCCAATATCTTGTTCCATAATGTTGTGCATACGTTTTTCGGCCTCCAATGCGGTTGGTACGTCCGCATAAGTAGGAAAATCAATATTTGAACGAATTGCAAAACGCATAGCATCTGGCACTTCGCGTGTCTGTCCACCCCAATAGGTTGGAATAATTTTAGCACCTTGACCTGTATCAATAACAGTACCATAAAACGTGGTCAATGATTTATCCGCATTTTTTTTGTATGTGTTGTTGACAAGATGTGATCGGTGGTAATTTAAAGCTGCTTGCTCTTGCGGCGTAAACGCTGAAATATCTGTAAAGTCAGGCATATTATTTTTTCTTAGCCGTCTTGGCCGAATCTTTAAAATCTTTAGCCGTTGGTGCGTTTTTGCTGCCGACCTTGTTCATCTTCTCGCCAGAGCCAGCCTTGATACGCTCTTGCTTTGCATGAATATTACTGTACAAGCCAGGTTTAGTTGCCATGTTAAGACCCCATCCATGAAGTTGATACTGCCCCGCGCTCAGAAATCGTGCGGGTGGTTTCGCGGGAATTGTACTCTCGGTGCGCCACAGGAAAGGCAAACGTCACGCAGATCGCATCAGCCGCATCAGGCGACGCCAGGCCTCGAGCCTTCATGTCTTTCTTAGACTCCAGAAAAATAGTACCCCTAGAATCAGGCTTAATCATAGGCGATACCAGATCCGTTTTCAAGAACCTGTCCTTGGGAATGCTCGCTGTACGTAGCCAATCCTTCATCTTGCCCCACATCTCGGCACGTTTGTTACCGTACATAATCGGGTTGGCGCTTTTGTTGCCAAAGTTAACGCCCTTGACTTTATATCGCTGCTCTTTGAGCCGGTCAACAATGCCGGCGCCAAGGCCGCCCTCATCAATAACCACCATGGCCGGCTTCCATTCTTCCATCGCCTCAATAATGTGTCCCACCACCGTCATCGTGTCATCACCTCGGTGCCGGTCAATTCGCACAATATCTCTGCCCTGCCTAATAGCAATTACCGTCGCATCAGCTCCAAATCGTGCAGGATCTACACCAATGATGATTGGCGCGGTTTGATCTTTGTATTTGGGGCGTGACATGGCCTCGTCCACAATGTCGGCAGGGATGAACTGATCATCACCTTCGCTTGGGAACATGCCATAAACCTCCACATGAGCCTGGCTGGACTCTGGGCCGTATTCGTCAATGATGTTTTGGTAAACAGCCTTGTCCGTACCCTCAACCGTTCTGGCGTCCACAACCTTGTTGGTCCAGAAATCTCGCTTGCTGTTAAAGCATTCGTAAAAATACCCCGTGTTTCGCCGTGGGTTGGAAAAAGCCATCCAAAGGCGGTTTGGCGTGTTCTCCGTAAAGAAACCAGCCGTCACAGACCAAATGGCATCATCAATACCGCTGGCCTCATCAAAGATCACCATCACACCATCGTGGTTGTGAACACCAGCGTAGCTGTCTGGGTTTTCGGCTGACCACAGCCGGCCTTCAACTGCCCAATACCGTGTGCCTTTGCGTAAGTCTTTTTCAACCAGTTCTGTAAGCCAGTTGGCAGGCGCTACCTTGGTGGCTGAGACTTCAAACCAGTGGCTGTTAATGCTCATGGCCAGCCACTTCGTAATCTCAGCCCAGGTCACTGCACGCAGCTGGGCTTCGCTGTTGGCCGAGATGATGGTCGTTGAGCCTATGCGGGTGGACAACATCCAAATGGTAAGCCAGGACACAAGGGCAGACTTGCCAATTCCTCGACCGGATGAGACGGCATGGCGCAAGGTTTCAAAATCAATCAAACCCTTTTGGCGCTTGATGTGTTCCGTAATCTCTCGCAACACTTCCCTCTGCCATTTGCGCGGCCCCTTGAAGTTGTGCAACGGCGTGTTCTCCTTGCCCCAAGGAAAAGCAAACAGCACAAAAGCCTCTGGATCATCCGCAATTGCTGGTGACCACAGCGTGGCCATTAATTCTTGCTCGTCCTCTGGTTTGTAAATTGTGGTTTGCATTTTGCGGATGTTAAATCATTTTTTGAAAAATAAAAATAAAAATGTTCGCGGGGCTACCGTTCCTGTGGCCCTTTCGCGCCGGCCCTACCCCCTCCCCCGACCGGCCAGTTGGACCGGCAAGGGCGCCTGGGCCAGTTATCCACAGGGCAAAACCCTAGTTGTTCATCGCAGCCTGTGGATAACTGCGGTCGGCATCAATGCGTCATGTATAACCTGTGCATAACCCCGTTCCGACTTAACATAATAGACGTTGTATTAAGTAGACCGGTGTTTTTGTTAGGGTTAACCCTGATGCATTAAGTTAGTGAGCGCTTACTTGCACGTGCGCGTAGTTCGCAAGAATCTATGCGTAAAGCGCATAACCCACCCAACAAATTAGCGCAATAACGTCAATACACATAACGATTATTACGCCAAAAGTCACGAATTACGCGTTTTTGGCTTGCACATCAACGACATTGCTATCGTCAGTTAGGACACGTTGTTTGGCTTCTTTAAGCGCATCCATAACGCTAATGCGTGTATCAGTCACAGCGACATCAATCCGATCGCCGTACATTTTTGGTTTGAGTTTGGATGCAATCCATTTGCGTGCGTCTACTTGCATACGCTTTTGCTGAACCCAAGCAGAAGCCATTGGGCCTTCCAAATGATCTGGCATTGGCTCATCTGCCAACTCTAGAATTTCTTCAGCCAATCGGTCTGCGCGATTCTCAATGGCTTTTTCGTACATATCCCGAAACTGGGGATTGTTTCGCAACATTAACATTACGGCATGGTATGAAGGCATTCCCTCGGCTTTTAATGCCGTGCTAAGACTTTTGCCAAGCGACATCTGCTCAGTCATTATTTGCCAGCATGGATTGTCAATGCCAAACACTGTCGGTCTGCCTGGTCTACGTTTCTCTGCCACATCGGGCACCAAGTTTTGAGTCACTTGTAAACTCCTTCAAAAGATGTAAGGGCTACGATTTGGTCTAATCGAGGTAGGGGAGAAAGCCAGAAAATCCCTACTAAGACATCCTCGAGCGCTGGCTTAACAGCCCTTACGAAAACCAAAGTGCGGCAACTGCAAGTCTCCGCAGCCATCATGTTATCACCTCAATCTCAACCCTGTACTGCTTAACCCCACCGGATCGCTGACGATACTGCCAGTCCAGCAGCTGGTGTCCATCATCCACACCAAGCCAGTCAGCCACCCCATCTCGCACTGCCTTAAACCCAGACTGCAAATTATCCCCATCCAAAGCCCGTGGAGCCACCCTGGTAAGCACAATCGTCGCAGGTGGCACAGGTGGTGCTGCCACAGCACATAGCGCGTTATACGCCTTCCTACGATGATCCTTGGCCAACTTCGCTTTCACCGCCCAATGCATTCTGACGTTGGCCACACTAACCACCTTCATGTCCATTTCCACTTCAATCATCCCAACCCCTTAAAAACTCAAAATCCGTGTACCGACGATTCGACCCGACTTTGTGTACCGAACCGAAGGGGGTATATATACCCCTTCGGTACGTTTCGGTACAACGGGCAAGTCGGGCATCGGTACGTTTCGGTACGTTTCGGTACATCGGTACATCAAATCGGTACAGTGCTATCCGTACCGATTTCGGTACGTTTCGGTACAGATCGGTACACCTCATTGCGTAGACTGACCATATCTTTTTTGGTCAACCCGTCCACCGATTCTTTGAACCGTCTGGCGTTCAATCCATGCCCTTTTGCCGATTCGCGCCATTCGTCGTAATTGGCTGAGATATCCATACCTTCCATGCCATCGGTCTGTTTTTTCAGTTCAATGGCCACCAAGCAATTCAGGGCGATCAACTGGTTACCTGGTAGCACGGTGCGCTTTTGCACGCTGCTAACCAGCCCCGAGATGTCCACGCTGGTCAAGTATGCGCCCTTAACTGGCAGGCCGTGCTTATCCAGAATTGGCAGATCAACCTGGGTGATCTGGAAATTCTTGGCCACTGGCATTTCAGCGTCTTTCATCTTTTTGGATTCAAACTGAATGGTCTTGGAGCCTGAATCCAATTGGCACTTGTATTCAGCATCCAGTGCGCCTTTGAGGGCTGTAGATCCCCGACTACGGTCCTTGTCCATGGCGCCGCTATGGTGAACGACCAGCACGCAGCACTTGTAATCCTGGCGCAGATACGTATCCAAGTGCTGAATAAACGAATTCATGTCCTGGGTTGAATTCTCATCCCCGCCCATGTTCCGCGCCAAGGTGTCAATCACAATCATGGCTGGTATGTGGCCACACTCTGCAACCAAGGTCTTGATGGCCTCTGCCACCATGGCAGCTTCTGTTGCGTCATACAGCTGCGCTGCACGATGGCTTTTGAACAGTGGTGCGCCTTGCAGGGATATGCCGTTGCCCAGTTCCCATGCCTTAAAGCGCCGAGCCAATCCGTTGTGGCCCTCGCCGGCAATGTAGAACACCGCACCACGCTGGACTTCATGGCCATGCCATGGTGTGCCGGTTGAGACACAGCAGGCGATGTCGATGCTGACAAAACTTTTACCGCCACCTGGATCTCCAAACACCTGCGCCAAACTGTCTGACTCGATGTAGTCATCCACAATCCACTTGATTTCTGACAATTCCAGACTGTCAATGCGCGAAAATTCAAACGCCAGTTTTTCCCGCACTGGCCCTGCCACACGTTCAATTTGTTCTTTCACGGCATCCAGTCCTTGCAGGCAGTGCAGATCGTTCCAGTCTGTTGGCTTGTTGTCCACCATGTCAGCATCACCAAAACTTGGGTAAACGATCTCGCCAAACACCAATGCCGCAGCTGCTCTGCCCTTGGTCACGCCAGGGTTGCCCTCGGTGAACTGGTCATTGTCAGCGCCAATGATAATCTTGCTACCTGGGAACATCTCTTTGGCGCTCTTTGCTACCTTGGCCAAGTTTCCGCAATCAAACGCCACCAGCACGGTGTAGCCAGTCGCCTCATGGATGGACGCACATGTGGCAAAGCCCTCACCCACGAAGACAATCTTGCGGTTCCCACGCAACTCATAAAACCCGCCCTCAATCTTGCCACCCTTCAAAAACCTTTTGTTCCCTTCAGCGTCAATGGTTTGG